GTTGGTTTATATATTTCATCCATGCCTGATGTATATAATTGGATTTTACAAAGATTAATGAGTGAAAAGAAACTTGGTATAGTCATTACCGATAAGACACTATGTTTAGGTATTGATTTACCGATTCGTAGTGTAGCATTATCTGGTTATGGTGATCCAAATTACACGACATCAGATTATTTACAAATGAGTGGTAGGGCGGGAAGAAGGGGTCATGATACAAGAGGTAATATTATCTTTCATGGTATCCCTGATTATTTAAAATTAATGAAAGGTGAGTTACCAAAAATTACTGGTTCTACCCAATCGATTGGTAATAGTTATTCCATGATAAAATCATTGAACCGAAATATTAATACAGATAATCTATCTTGGAGAATATATCCTAAAGGTAATATCATAGATACCGTAGATTTAAATCATAAGATTCACAAGTTTGCTTGGACTTTAAGATACTATACGAATATAGATAAGTTTCCGAATGAAATGATTAATATTGAAAAAAAGATATTCCGAATAGACGAAGATAGTAGAGAGATATGGTTTTATCGGTATATCATGAACAGTTTGTTCAGTTTAGACACTGAAAGATATATTGAAATTTATAAAAAGAATAAGATAGAAGAAGATATTACAAATACAGTAAATGAATTAATAAAGATAGCCGATATTCATAGAAGCGTTGTAAATTCATTAGATAATACATTCATGATAACAAAAAGATATGGAGAAAAAATATTTATGAATTTAAGAAATTTAATTTATAAGTATAGGGGATTTGAATAGTTTATGGATGACATTTATTACATACACAAGGTTCTTCGCGATTAATCTTTTCCTTATTTTCAGGTATTTTAGGAACACAATTAGTACACCATGATAAACGATGAAGTCTCCCGGCACGAGTTTCTTCTTTACATTTTTCGCCATAACAAGTCCCAGCCACTTTACAATGAAAGAATTTATCACATCCAGCACAATTTATTTTTATCTCATCTAGTGTAAATTTTAGTAAACATCCCCCACATCGTATCTCTTCGTCCATAGTAAATGTTGGTCTAGGCATAGGATCTGAAATTGGTTCAGGATAAATCTTATATCTATCCTTCTTTTTTTTCATTCTCTTTTTCTTTTTTCTTTCCTTATGAATCTTATGTGTGAAGCACATCTTTATTTAAACTAATTTAAAAAAATATTAGTATGAATCAAATTTTTCCTTTATCTTTTATTCTTATATTTTTTTATTTTAAGTATTATATAAATGGAAACTTTAAATGAAGTGAATGAATTACTCACGACAAAGATGTGTTCACCAGTAATTATATATGGAGTCATTCTTGTCATGTCTCTTGTTTGTATTTATTTAGTCCGTCAAAGACTAGGTAGATACAACACGCTTAAGATGGAGAATTTATATAATTTATATTCGGCACAGGAATTAAAATTCCTGCTAACGCTTGGTGTCATTATGTATGGTTTATGTCAGTACAATAAGACTGAATTAGCGTGGATCTTCTTGATCTTCCCTGTAATTTATGTTGTAATTCAGAATCTACTATTATATATTCATGTGTCCTCTGCTTTACAAAATGTTCCAATGGAAGATCCATCTATGCCCACACCGATGCAGTCTCAGCACTACGGTTTAGGTATGGGGATGGCGCCCCCTCTACTCCCGGGACAAGGTCCTTCCCCCCCTAAGATTTCCACACAAGAGAAGCCGGTAGATATGCCCCCTACACCGACAGCCGAATTTACTTTACCTAAGATAACCACACAATCTACTTCTATGGGTGGTGGTGGAAGCCACGTTAATCCTGTCGGAATGAGTGAACCAGTCGGATTTTCTTTGAACTAATGAATTTTATCTTCTCTTATAATATTATTTAATTTATCAGTGATATATTTTGTATATCTTATATTTGTTTTACTATGAATAGGTAAGAATATCATATTATTAATCATATTTTTAGAATTTATACACTTCGGATCAATACAAATTAATTGAGAAATCTTTTTTACGTAGTTTATATCATTTTCATCAAGCTTATTCATGATTTTCCTTATATCATGATAGTATATTGGAAATAACCAATAGTTATTGGATACATTGCTTTGATATCCAGGTATAACATAAGGTGATAACAAATCCTTTGAAATATATGTTTCATTTTTTATACTGTGATTTTTATAATGATGTATTCGGCATAATAAATATTGAGTTAATAATCTACATGGTTGATATGAAATATTATTAATTAAATCTTTTGCTGGAATGTTTCTAATTAAATTGACAAATAAATCAGTTGTGTTTATTTTACATAAATACGAAATATATCTAAAAAGCACATTAACATATCTATTGTTTGTTAAGAAAGAGATAAAAAAATACTTGATCAATTTAACTATATATGAAAAAGTAGTTTGATATTTATATCTTTTTAACTCTGTTTTAAACTTTTCTAATTCATTTTTATTTTTAATGAATGTAGATGAACCACCAAAACAAGAACATTTTTTGATTGAACCAAAACTGAAACATATCATGTCTGCTCTAGGATTCCCTCTATAAGACTCTGTAAAACACTCAGCGCAATCTTCAATGAAATTTATAGATTGTTCATCGCAAATATCAATAATAGAATCTATATCATTAATTTTTCCAAATAAATGAGAATAAATGATACATTTAATATCTTCATGTTTTAGTTTATCACTTAAATCTTTTGAATTCATATCAAGTGTATTTAGATCCAAATCGATTGCTATATATTCTAGATTTAAGTGTTGAATAATATCAAGAATTGTAGGTATATTTATTGATGTTATTAATACTTTTGATCCACTTGGATATTTTTTCATTTTTAAATAAGTATAAATACTCGTTCTTACTGAATAAGTAATCACTTGATTATCTGATGGTTTATATGTATTCAAAATTAATTTATACAATAATGGGTAATCGCAATCTATCATCAATGGCGAAAAGGGTATCATCGTTTAGTATATTTTTAATGATTGTATTTTAAATAATTTTATATTTAGTTAATATAAATGAATTTAACTGTTGAACATGTTTTGATGTTTGTTTTGGTCTTTTGCGCATTTTATTATCTTATGAAAGGCTGTGGGTGTAAAGAGGGGATGAAAACATCCAACCCTGAGCAATGTAAGAATATTATAAGTCAATATTTTAATGATAGTAGAGGGCTAGGAAGAGGAGAATTTTCGGTTTTTGCGGACAAACATGTTGCTGCCGGATCCAGGGATGAAATGATGGATATGATTTACGATGCAAAGCAAGAACTAGAAGAAAATTGTCAAACCTACACAGAGGTGGGTGATACGAATAATTGCAAAGACGAAGCGTGCTACGTTGCGAGCACACTGGATGATCAGTTGATTATTTACAATCAAGAGGAGGACGAAAATTGAAAGACGCCGCACTTAAGGAATTGTTAGGTACCGTGAAGACTTCCATTGATAATATAAGGTCCAAATGTAAAGGCGGATACTCTTGCTAGTGAACATTTTATTTTATTTAAAGTTATTCACATTATATTTCAACATGAAGATCTTATCATTTGATGTTGGAATTAAGAATCTGGCTTATTGTCAATTAGACACCGAAGACGGTAACATTCTTGATTGGGGAATTTTAAATATATCAGTTGATCCAATCTGTGAACATGTTATCAAGGATAAATGTTGTGAATGTAGTGCTAAAAAAATGGTAAAGGATACCAGTTTCAGATTATGTACTAGTCACTGTAAACTCAAATGTTATAAAGATCTTAAAATGAAAAATATTCCGAAAATGGATAATCCCATGTTTAAATTAGGAAAGAATATTATAGAGAAATTAAATGCGAAAGAAAATTTCTTAGAATCAGATATTGTAATCATTGAAAATCAACCCGCTTTAAAGAATCCTACTATGAAAAGTGTTCAAATGATAGTTTACAGCTATTTTTTAATGAATGAAAATATTAAAGATATTCAAATGATTAATGCCCGCAATAAATTAAAAGCATATAATGGTCCAAAGATACAATGTGATATAAAAGAAATCTATAAAAAGAACAAATATTTAGCAATTAAGTATACCGATGTTATGATAAGAGAGAATACTAAGATTGAAAAGAAATATCATGAGTTATTTGATAGTTCTAAGAAAAAAGACGATTTATCAGACAGTTATTTACAAGGTATTTATTTTATAGGTCAGTTAAACAACTAAGTATATACCGATCGAGGCTAGAATAATACCAAATACAGATTTAGCAGTTATTTTTGTTCCTTTTATAAAGTATAATGCTAGGATAAAAGCAATTATACTATTCATGTTTACAATTGCTTTACTTTTACCTGGATTATCACAATTTTTCAATGATAAGAATTGGCATGGTGAAATAATAACAGCACTCGCAAAAGCTATAACTAAGTATGGCCAAAGATCTTGTAATTCAATGAATCTTATCTTTTCACCTTGAACTTTTGATTTATACAGAGCAAGTAAGATGATAAAAAATCCACATAAGATATAATAATATAGTAAATGTTCTATAGCAGAGTATTTAGATGTAAATTTCTTTGTGAATATATCTCTCATTGCTATTAAGAATGCGGCTACTCCAGCATAAAAGATCCAACTTTCCATTCAGTATATATTTAATTTTATTTTATTTCAAAATTATATATGAAATTCCAAACGATGAAAGATTTAAAATCATACTTAAATTTTAAAATTGATAAAAATACCATGTATGTTTTAGTAGGAGCATTATTTATAATTGGATTACTATTATATCTATATTTTAGAGACAATAATGATAGAAAAGAAATAAATAAAAAAGTAGTAGAAGTACCTGATGTAAAATGGCCTTTTTTAAATTTAAAAGATGAAAACAATAAAAAGGTCAACATGCTTGTAATTCGCGCGTATTTACAAAAAGATGGAGAAGATTCAAAAAAGTTTATGGAGTATATAAATCAAGGTATTAAATTTGTGGGTTGTAGTAGTAATCAATCTTTCCCGAGAATATGTGATAATCCACATGGAGAGTGTAATATAGAACAAAATATTAAAGTATTCGGAAAAGATGTCGAAGATTATGTATTAGGGTGGTGCCATTGTTTCAGAGAACCCGAAAAATATATTAAACCAGGTATTCCCAAATTATTAATGTCTGAATCAGATTTTAACTCAGAAAATTTACATTATGATCCAAATTTACCAAAACTATATGATTATATTGCGGTTCAACCAAAAGACAATGATGAATGCACAGTTGGATGGACCGGTTATTACAAAAATTGGCCCTTAGCCGAAAAATGTATCAAGATTTTAAGTGATGAACTTGGATTAAAGGGTATCATAGTTGGCAGAGATGGATGTCCTGTTAATATCAAAAATAAAGATTTAATTGAAACGACCGGGTTTGTTCAACATCCTGAGTTATTAAAACTAATGACTCAAAGTCGCTTTATTCTTATACCAAATACAGAAGAGGCATCACCCCGTGTTTTAACAGAATCATTAGCAATGAACACACCTGTATTTGTAAATAAGGATATTTTAGGTGGATGGAAATATGTAAATGATAAAACAGGTATATTTTTTACTGAATCAACTATAAAAGAATCAGCTACTACTCTAATGAATAATATTAAAAACAATGTATATTCGCCTAGAGAATATTATTTGAATAATCATGGATTAAAAACTTCAGGGAGGGATCTAAGAAATTTTTTAAAATCTATTAATCCCGAATTAAATGATTGTGAATATGTTAGATTTGAAATAAGTTAGATTAATTATAATCCATAATCTTTTTTAAATTTAGTCATAATTTCAATTCGTTCTTCGTGAGAAGAACCAGCTAAATGTAATATTAATGATCTTTTAAATATTTCATCATTGTTTACATAATGAATATTTCCCCAAGATTGTATATCACCAACAGGTAAAATAACACCCTTATTTTTTATTTCTGTTTTATATGTGTGAACCATACACCCCTGTTCTGCTGGCCAATCTTTATATAATTTGCATCTCTCATCGGTCGAATCTATCATTGTTTGTAAAATATTTTTCGTATAATCATTATTCTTAACTATAAATACACCTAAATTTATAATATCAAAACCTGGTACATCATTTGAAAAGATAAAATCTTTACCGATATTTTTGTTTATAATTTCATCTAATAAATTAACATTTTCATTTTCTAATCTAAAAAACGCATCGGCATCAATCCACATCACATAATCATATTTATTAGTATTTAGTACGTTTAATACAGCAGTGATACATTCCCACGCATAATTTCTATCCGGGAGTCTCCTTACATTGTCAACAATAAAATCATACCCATGTAAATCACAATATTTTTGATTTATATCTCTTGCTATATCAGCATATTCTTTTATTCCATCATTATACCATGTACAAATTCCTATTCTATAATTAGATTTCTTAAGTTTTTTACTATTCATCTTATATATAATATAAGAGATCAGTGCTATAACAACAAGAGATACAATAATATATATCTCCTTTTTATGAGATTTAATATACTTTAGTAATTTATTCATTATAAATTATAATATAAAAAAATCTATCAAATATATAAAATAGAAAATATAAAAATATAAAAATATAAAATAGAAAATTACACATATTAATAGTTGCACAATTCAGGCATTTCTATATACATGATCATTTGAGTTCGCAAAGGCCTGTCTGGCATTTCACCTATTTCCATGTTCTCAGAGTTAAGATTACTTATTTCTCTTATATTATCAAATTCAAATCTATTTAATGGAGTTATTTCTTCACCGCTGGCCATACGATCATTGTGTGTTACTTTCCAAAAATATACTATATATTTTTTACCGGAAGGATTTGTATTTCTACCAAGACCGTATCTTAAATCATTTCGAGGGTTATTAAATTCTGAATAGTGAGAAACATTCTCCCAACTA